AAATATGGGATCATCCGCTCGGATAGGGTGATCCCGCCATACGAGGTCACAATCGGTTCGCGGGACGCTATCTCGCCGATGGATGTGGCCACTCAGATAGCCGCCCTGAACTGGCGGGGCCGGCTGATCACGCTGGCCGGAGTCGCCTACCTGCGGTTCCTCGACAAGGCGACCGATCGGGTGCTGCCGGTGAATCCCTTCGTCCGGCTCTGCCGGGAAGACGGGCATCCGGCCTCGCTCGGCTACCAGATACAGATGATGAAACGTTGGCATGGAAGGGTTCCGGCATGATCGCCGTCATCACCAAGGACTTTACGTTCTCGGCCAGTCACCGGCTGGAACTCCTGCCGGAAGGCCATCAGTGCGCAAGGTACCACGGCCACAACTACATTGCGCGGGTCGAGATCGAGGGTTCCGTTGATCGAACGGGTTTCGTCCTGGACTACGGCGACCTGGCCGAGTTCGGCCACTACATTGACGTCAACCTCGATCATCGGCACCTGAACGACGTTCTGCCGGACAATCCGACCGCCGAGAACCTCGCTCGGCACCTGATCGGCGTTCTCCGCATGGTGATTAAGAACGTTTACGGGATGCCGAGTCATCCGCTATCCATCGGCGTCCATATCTCCGAGACCCCGAAAACCTGGGCCATCTACCGCGAAAAGTGGTGAAATGATGAAGTTCCCGGTGGTCGAGACCTTCGGTCCGACCCTGCAAGGAGAAGGCCCCTACGCCGGCCAACAGGCGGCGTTCCTGCGGCTCGGCGGCTGCAACCTCTCCTGCTCCTGGTGCGATACCCCGTATTCGTGGGACGGCGAACGATTCAACCTGCGGAAGGAGATGACCAACCTCACGGTGCCGGAGATCATGGACCGGATGCCGATGGCGAACTCCTGCGTGATCACCGGAGGAGAACCGTTGCTCCACCAGCACAATCCCTACTGGCGCAACCTCCTGTATGAACTCTGGTGCCGATACGGGGATCTGCACCTGGAGACGAACGGGACCATCGAACCGATCGAGGCCACTACCAATTTTTGCCAGTTCATCTCAGTGAGCCCGAAACTGCCGAACGCCGGAATGCATCGGCACAATCATGACGGTAATGCCGATATCTGGACCGGCTGGTTGGACGTGCCGGCAGCCATCCTGAAATTCGTCTGCGAGGACGAGGCAGACGTGGAGATCGCTCTCCTCCGGTCCATCGGACTCGGATTCCATCACCGCCGGGTCTGGGTGATGCCGCAGGGCGCCACCCGGGATGAACTCGACAAGCGATGGCCGATCATCGCCGACGCCGCCGCCCGGCGTGGTATCAACGCAACCCATCGATTGCATATTCTGGCGTGGGATTCGGAAAGAGGTCACTGATGTCCGAATGGACCGATGGACAGCTGGTATGGGAGGGCATCCATGCTCTCCTCCGCCTGGCCGGTGAGGATCCCGATCGGCCCGGTCTGGCACGCACTCCCGCGCGGTTCCTCGCTGCCTGGCAGGAGTTGACCAGTAAACCCGGTGATCCGGCCGAGCTTCTCGCGACGACGTTCGATGATATCGGCCCGGTCGATGAGATGATCGCAGTTGGCCCGATGGAATTCGTCAGTATGTGCGAACATCACCTGATGCCGTTTTCCGGTACCGCATGGGTCGCCTACATTCCGCAGGACCGCATCGTGGGTCTGTCGAAACTCCCTCGCCTGGTGGAGCATTACGCCCGCCGGCTCCAGGTTCAGGAACGCCTCACCACGCAGATCACCGCCGCCCTCGACAAGTATGTTGGCCCGCTCGGATCGGCCGCTCTGCTGCGCGCTCAACACTCTTGCGCTGCCTTCCGGGGAGTGCGGAAGAATGCCCCCATGGTCACGTCATCCCTGACCGGTGCCTTCCGGCAGCCTGAGGTCCGTCAGGAGTTCCTCGCGCTGGCCCGGCCATGAGGGAACAACTGATCCGGCTCGGTGGGATCTGGGACGATCTCAGCGGTGAAGTCGCCGGTGGCGCCTCGCCCGGTCCCCGCGCCCGGGGATCACGTCCGCCGATCAAGGTCTCAGTGGTGAGCCTGGTCATGGAGATCACGGTGGCCGCGCGGGAAGGTGCGGAGGATCTCGCCCACCGCTGGACGCCCGATTCCATCCACAATCTGTGGCTGATCCACGGCGCCCTCCTCGCCCGCCCCGATGATGACCTGATCACCTGGTGGTCGGATGCCGTGGAGGAGTGGGCCAATCGAGGAGACGCAATCCTCCAGCCCCACCTTCTCGAACGATTGTACGGAGCTAAATGCCCGACCTGCGGCAATGTCTCGGCGAACGCCTACCAGGATGGTGAATGGGTGAAGGTGCCGGCCATCGAGGTCGGATGGGATGAGGATTCAATCAGGGTCATCGTCTGTCGACAATGCGGCTGCCGATGGGATCGGGAGGACAACCTCTCCGAGCTGATCAATGTCATGATTGCGAACAACCGGCACGAGGTATTGCACATAACCTGATCATCCGTGCTAATGTCGGACCCGCCGTGGGTGACGTATGTCCGGGCTCGGACATTTCCATCCTGGTCGTCCTCACCAAGCCCTGTCAGAGTCCTTGGTGAGGACGCACCCTCCATCCGAAGGTCAGCGTTCGCGAGGCTGGCGCGGCTCCTCCGGCGGCTGCGGATCACTCGTCGGCTGTGAAGGATCCACAGGGGTCGAGGGTTGATTAGGCTGGCTCATGGTTACCTCCTCTCTTGATTGGCCCTGTACCCGATGCCGACGAGAGCCACGCGCGTTTGCCCCCGATGTCTGACTCCCCTGTCCGGTCGACGCTGCCTGGTCTGCGCCGATCGGAGGCGCCACGTCTACGACCTGCGCACTGCCGGCCGGCCGGATCCCTACGATGACCCACGATGGGTGGCACTGAGCAGGGCATTCCGTCGAGCCCATCCGTATTGTGAATCCGATCGGTGCGCCCGAAAGCCCGAGTTCAGACGACCTTTCAGTGCCGTGGTCGATCACATCGATGGCCTCGGTCCCGCCGGGCCGCGTGGCCTCGATGAAACGAATTTAAAAGCCCTCTGTCGGCCCTGTCACAATGCGAAGACGAATCGGCACGATGGTGGTTTTGGTAATCCTTTGAATCGTCTGACTCCTCCCTAAAGTTTCCAAAACAATGGGGAGGGGGGCCAATATCACGGCAGCCCCTCGCGAGTCCGGTTGCGCCGGTAGGCTCGCGTGCCCGCCGGGGTAAAGGCGCAACGGGGATATAGGTATACATACGTAATCCGGGCAATGCCTGCGCGCCGGCGCAACGCCCACTCCTGCAACGTGTTTCGGAGGTCCTGGACGATGGGTACGACGAGAGAGTCTGGCGGGCAACGCGGTCGGCCCCCGAAGCCCACCGCGCTCAAGGTGCTGCACGGCGACTTCAAGGGGCGGCCGGGAGACCGGAATACCAAGGAGCCGATTGTTGAGGCGAAGGATGTCACGGCGCCCAAAACAATGTCGGCCCCGGCCCGCGAGGCATGGGATTACCTGCACCCAATCCTGACCAAGGCCAAGCTGTTCACGCCGGCCGACCTGCATATGCTGGCCGAATTCTGCGAGGCGGTCACAATTGTTCGGCTCGCGCGGCTGGACATTATCAAGCAGGCCACCGGCCAGGCCCCGGTCGTTGCCGGGGCGGCCAGTCCGTACAACGCCTATTCGCGCGCGGTGAATGTGATGACGAACCTCGGCGGTCGGCTCGGATTGTCGCCCGCCGATCGGACGCGGATCCAGGTGGATCTGCCCGTCCATGCCGGGGATGACCTGATCAGTGGGCTCGGCTAGGGAGGCGGACCGAGATGTCGTTGCCAGGAACGTACTCACTCGCCCTCTACCGGGGCGATAGCTATGCGTGGCGGTTCCTGGTTTGGAACGACGACGCCAAGACCGATCCGGCGGACCTGGCCGGGGTGACGGCTAAGGCGGAGATCCGGGATCGGCCCGGCGGATCCTCGATCATGCCGCTGGTCTGCACCGTGACCCAGCCCAACATCGTCAATGTCGAGTTGACGGCCGGCCTCTGGTTGACCTGGCAACTTCTCTCCGGAGCATGGGATCTCCAGTTGACCTATCCCTCCGGAGAGGTCCTCACCATCGTGGCCGGCAGCGTGACGGTGACAGCCGACGTGACCGATTCGACCGTTTCCTCCGGCATCCGAATGTTTGCGATTCCGCGATGACCACGTTTGACGCGGTGGCCGATACGCACAACGAAACGGTCGATGTCACCCTCCGGAGCATCCTGATCGAGGCGGATGCCATCGCCGGTCCGCAGGGGCCGAAGGGCGACACCGGAGCGCAGGGTCCGCAGGGCGTTCCAGGTCCGCAGGGCGCGACCGGCGCGCAGGGGCCGACCGGTGCTGCCGGCCTTGGTGTGCCGGCTGGAGGCGCCACCTCGACCCTCCTCCAAAAGAAGTCCGCCACCAACAATGACACGCAGTGGGCGGATCCGCTCACTCTGCCGCTCTCGACATCGACCCAGAATTACATTCTGGCCCGTAGCGGCAACCTGGTCACCAATGGCAACGGCTATCTGGGCGACCTGACGAATTTCAGCGGAATGTATTTCACCAAGACCGATCGGCCGGTCGGCGCGCCCGGTGCATTCACGACCAAGGGCGTCAACGTCTCCTATGCCTGCGATGAGTTCATTTCCTGTGATCCGGCCCGCACGTACGATATGACGTTTGCCGCAAAGCAGATCGTCAATCCGGATGGGATCCGCAAGACCTACTCGTTCATCAGCCCGTATGACGCGGAGAAGTTGTCGATCCAGCCATACCATTACATGGAGATCGCCAATACTCGGACCACCCTTGCGGCCCCGCTGAATGTCGGCGATACCACGGTCACGCTCACGAGCGGGGCCAACTGGTCGCAGACGAACGTTAATAACAAGCGCATTATCTTCTGGAACTACGTCGATGGCAATGGCTTTGCCTGGGCGCCGGGGACCTACTCGCGGAATGTGAGCGCGTCCGACCTCTGGGCAGATAATGCGATTGTCGGTAATGTCATCACCCTGCGCACGGCATGGGCCGGCCCCGCATATCCGGCCGGCACGGTGGTCGGCAACGGCGCCAATGGTGCCAATTATATGTACGGTTTGCAGTCGACGGTCATTCCCAATGTCTGGACCGATTACGGGCCGTATCGTTACGGCGGCATCCACACCGCGATTGCCAACGCGGCGACGTATGCGTTTCCGATCGGCACGGCGTTTATCAAGATCGGTTTCCTGCTGAATTACAATGGTCCGACGGCCGATGCCCTCGCAGCGGTCAGTAATATTTCGCTGGTACCGGTCCCTGGGCCGAAAATTAAGGTTGGCACATCGGCACCGCCGAATCCGGTAGTCAATGACGTGTGGATTGATACGACGTAATGGGAACATACGTGGCGTCCGCGCGAGGCGGCACCACGGCCGGATCATCGATCACGATGACGATTACCGTTCCTGCCGGAGTGACGACGGCCCATACCGGCCTCCTGTGCCTGGCGGGTGCGAATCCCACGATGCCCGCCTCGTTCACCATTACCGGTGGCAGCGCCGTGGTCGCAACGGTTTTCGCTCCGGCTGTGGCGAACAATATGTGGTTTGCGGCATATCGGGTCAGTAATGTCGCGGCGGGTACCGTCCTGACGATCACCGGCACAACGTCGAATCTGTTTGCCGGTGCGGTTCACTTCTTCACCGATGACTTTCTCGTCGGCACCAAGGCCGATCGGGCGGGCGTGTCGCAGGCGTTCGTGAATGCGCCCACATTCGCGGTCGTCGGCGGCGCTCGGTGCTGGGTGGTGGCGAGCGATCGAACATCGGCAGCGACGGCGATATCGTCGGCGACGAATGCGAACAGCAACGCGATTACCCAGAAGTATTACAATGATCCGAACGTGACGAACGAGGGTGGAACGTCGTTCTTCCTGGGCGAGTTCATCTCGAATGTCGGTGCGGCCACCGGTCAATCGGTCGTCACCTGGAATGCCGCCTCCGGGAATGCGGTCGCCTTCCATATCGCTGAGGCCGTCACGATCAGTGGCCGCCCGAAGGTGTGGGACGGCACGCAGTGGGTCCGCAAGCCCGTCAAGGTCTGGGATGGCGCGGCATGGGTGATCAAGCCCGTCAAGGTCTGGGATGGCACCCAGTGGAAGATTGTTCAGTAATCGGAGGTCGCCATGGCCTCCAAGATTGTCCATATCGACCTCGACAAGCGGTGGCGGCCGAAGGATCGGCGAGGACCCGTCTGCGGGTACAAGTTCCGCACGAACATCTGTGCGAAACGGGGCGCGCATTACTGCGAACCCCGCGCCGATCACGTCGTCATGTTTTTCGCCTCGCACCTGCAACATACGCGCGGTGTCCATGTCCGGAAACCGTTTATTCTGGAGGGCTGGCAGGAATGGGAGGTCATCCGACCCCTGTTCGGCGAGGTCCTCTACTCGCAGGAGCATCACCGCTACGTCCGGCGGTACCGGATCGGCCATATCGTGGTCGCCCGGAAAAACGGCAAGTCCGAACTGGCTGCCGGGATCCAGCTCTACATGTTGATCTCCGACGACGAGGAGGCGGCCGAGGTCTATTCGGCGGCCAAGGACACCAAACAGGCCGGAAAAGTGTTCGATCCGGCGGCCCGCATGATCCAGCTGAACGGGAAACTCAGCGACCATGTGAAGCTGTTCCGGAATGCCCGCCGATTGGTGGTCGAGCGGACGGCCAGCATCTACGAGGTGCTGACCGCCGATGCGGCAGGCGAACTCGGCCACAATCCGCACGCATTCAACCTCGATGAGGTCCTCGCGCAGCCCAACGGGACCCTCTGGGAGGCCATGACCACGGCGGTCGGCGCGCGGGC